CAGGTACATAATTCAGGAAACAGCTAATAGGAAGCCCACGACTTGTTCCCCCGTTACTAAGTATAGGAGTGCTAAACATGAACCAGCAATTGGAACTGTAGTGATAAAGCCTTTGAGCCAATTCAAAGTCTGTGTGACCTTTGTATGTAGCTGCGAAGACTGATGCTCTTGCGAAGGCTTCTTGTGCATGTGTTTCATTCTCCCATAAGTATCTATCCTTAAGTGTATCAAGACTAAACTTATCTAATAGTTTTTCATTACTGTAATTAATTTTTATACCAAGGTATTCTTTGATACCTACTTTATCTTCCATTTTGTTTCCTTTCTTTTAACCATAACCACATAAACAATAAAATTAATGTAGGCTGTAAAATAACAAAAAGTATAATATTTGCTAATGCATATCCCACACCAGTAAACTCACCAATAAATACAAGAACATCAACACACCAAAAGAAAAACCTTTCAATACTTGTTCCCACTACATATACAAACTCTGTACAGTATTTTGTTACTTCGTTTTTAGTCATTGTTATCGTGTATGTCAAGCATTATTATAGCATAATGTAATATTTTAAGCAAGTCTTTTCTGTTCTTTCCTTCTTTATTACCATACCTTTTTGCATATTTTAAAATATTACCCATACAAAAACCTTCACCATGACCTGAGTCAATGATTACATCAGTAGCCTGATACTTATCAGAAGCATAATGCTCACCATATGTACCATCAATGTATTCTTTTAGTTCAATTATATGTCTGCGTTCATTAAATTTATAATCCATAGTTACTCCATTCCATAGGTAGTGTGTCTTCACTATACCATCTAAAATTATTTTTTTCAGCCCATTCAGCATGGGTTCGTTTTGTTCTGTCTTTTCTCATCTTAGCTCCGGGCATAGGTGCATAAGGTTTTTGAAATAAAAACACTAACTCAGTGTCCTTTGGTAGTGCTGTTCTTATATGTATGTACTTACTATACTCAGGATAGTCCCAAAACCTACCTTTAGCTTCAAGTAAAATAGTTTGACCATCAATTACTTTAACAAAGTCCGGCTCGTATTTATGTTTAACAATGTAATCATACAGTTCCCAATGATGTTCCCAATCTTTAAGAACTGTCTCATGTAGTTTAACTTCCCATAAACTATCGTAGCCTTTCGGCACACCTGTTTTTTTAGGTCTCGGTTTACGAGGTTTTCTAAAGCCTACCATTATAATACAAGTCTAGATGAGTCATAGTTCTTGACTAGCTTCCAATAAGTTAGCATAGCATTAAACATTCCTAAGTGTTTGCTTTGTGATTCTCTGTCCCAAACAAAAGGAAGAACCAAGCCTGTATCTTTTCTATCTACAAATATAGATACTCGTTCAACATCATCAAAGCCACAGCCTTGAGCATATGCTGACAACTGCATTCCATGTTCATCAAACACCAACTTCGCTGGGTCTTTACCTTTTAGATTATCTTTTGTTTTAAAATCTATAAATATTCCTGACTTAGAATACAAGTCTATCTTCCCACCATAACCTTCATCAGCACAGAAAGAATCTTCTGCTATCCACTCTTCATTAGGGAAAGTTTTATCTAAGTATTTCTTGATTGCTTTGTAAGGTTTCGTTTTAGTTTTACCTAGAAAACCTTTCTCAATCATACCATGTATCTTAGTTCCTTGTTGAGCAGCTTGGATACCTATTTGTTTAGAATCTGTTTGACATCTGTAATAAAAAGACTCAATCGTTTCGTCCTCTCCTTGTTCTAAGGTTAGGAAAGAATTAAGTAATTGTTTTTGTTTCCAAGTCTCTAAAGATGGCTTGGCTATAATACCCATGATAGTTGTAACAGAAGGAACTAATCCTAAAGACTTAGCATCTCGAAGGGTAGTGTTTCTTTCTTTACCATTAGCACCAACGATGGTGTACATAGGCTCACCCTCTTGGGTATACCAGTGTCCTGATTCAGACTTAAATTTATTATAGTTGTCCGTTACCAAGTTGTCAAGTTCTTTTTTATTTTTCATGATTTACCCACCTTAATTTTCTATTATCAGGTCTAAATCCTAAGAATTGTACTCCTGCTTCTTTTTGTTGATCTGTTCGTTTACCGATTAAAGACCAGCTAGGATTCTTCCATCGTGTGTCTTCTCCAAAAGTTTTTACATCAACCAATGTTATGTTTCCTTCAGAGTCTCTAACAATAAAATCAATCATACCATCACAACCACAATTCTTAAACACTTCATAACCATTATCCCATAACCATGTTACAGCATAAAATTCTGCCATGTCTCCTTTTCTACTCGGAGATTTTTTATTAATGTGTTTCACTCCAGTTTCCTCCTATTTTATATTCACCATCAAGAGGACATCTCATATTAAAATGTTCTCCTGCCTGTTTTAAACTATCCACTGCTAGTTGTCCTACCTTGTTAGCATTACATGCCGGTACTTCAATCTGCCATTCGTCATGAATGTTAGCTACAAACTTATGTGGTACACCAGTTATTTTAAGTCTTGCTTCAAGTATTTCTAATCCTTTCTTCATTACAATAGCACCACCACCTTGTAGTAAACTATTTAATGCAGCGTGTTCGTGTCGTATATAAATCTTACGACCATCTATTCCCATTAAATATCCTCGTTTTGCAGCTCCTTGTACTTTGTCCTTAAGAGTTTTAAATGTGGGGAGATTATCGAGAAAGCGTTGCTTAAGTTCTTTACCTTGCTTTCTTGATCCTCCAACCACACTCCCAATCTTTTCATCTCCTGCTCCGTATACGAGGGCATAGATGAAAGTCTTTGCTGTATCTCGTGATTCAAGTCCTGCAAGTTTTTGATTAGTTGTGTGTATGTCTCCGTTGACCACCTCATGTATATACTCCTTATCGTTCATATAGTGTGCTAACATTCTAAGTTCTAGTCCTGAAGCATCAACTCCAACTAAAACATTACCGTCTTCTACAGTCCAACAAGCTCTACATTCTTTACCGAAGGGACTGTAAACAGCAGGAACTTGAGCCACGTTAGGATGATTGTGAGACATACGACCAGTAATAGTTCCGTTCGGAATTACTGAACCATGTACCCTACCATCATCTTCTAATGCATCTAACCATGATTGTATCTGAGCTATACGCTTTTGATACAACAAGAAGTCTGCAATTAGTTTAGCTTCATGTATGTGAGTAATCTTTTTAAGAGTACCCTCATCTACTATCGGCTGACCTGTTGGTGTAAAACGTTTAGGTTTCCAACCTACCTCAACAAGATACTCACCAATCTGTTTACGACTACCTAAGTTAAACTCTTTAAGTTCTTGTCGCATGAATGGTTTATAATTACCTGTTTGTATACAGTTATCATATTCTTCAGTTCGTAATCCTGACTTAGATAACTCACCATCTTTTTTGAACTTAGGTACAACTAATTTTACATCAACCATTCTAGGTTTGAATGTTCTTTGTACTTCCTCGACTATCTCATTCATCTTAGTTTTAAGTTCAGCTAATAAAGTTGTAGCCTGTCGTTCATCAAACTTAAACCCGTTGTTTTCTTGGTCGGACATTATCCGAGCAACCCTATGTTCAAGATCAATTGACTGTTGACTAAACCCTACTTGCTCATTAAGTAATGTATAGTAAACTAACTCATTGAGTTTAACATCGTTGACACAATACTCTAGCATCTGTGGTGTATACTCGTCAAAGTCTAGGGGTTGTTCTTGTTTTGCAAAGTTGACACGATAACCCCACGTCTTTAAACTATGTCCGTTTTCTCGGATAGGTTTAAATAATCTAGACATAACAAGAGTATCTTCAATATTTTTGTGATATAAATCTACACCAGTTAGTTTCTTAATAACATCTAGATCAAAGCGTAAGATGTTGTGTCCGATTAGTGTATCGGCATTGCTAAGAAACTCTACACCTTCTGCAAGTCTGTCGGGTGTAAACTCATGCACTTCACCACCTACTTCTTTGGCTACAATACAATGTAACTTAGTTGGTTTGAGACCATTACACTCTATATCAAATATAATTTTAGAATTCTGTGTTGTCAAATGTTTCCTCCTCTGATAACTCAAAAAGTCTACCAGTTTCGTTGTTGTAACGTAAGCTACATGCTAGTCCAGTATCACCTGTGTATCTTGATTTAAGTACACGTACCTTTGTAGTATTAGCTTCGTCTTGATTTTCTGCTTGTTGATTACGTTCTAATGCAATCACACAATCAGATAGTTGTGCTATACCTGCTGAACCTTTGAGGTGAGACAATGATACTTCAATCCCTTGCTCATGTCCCTTGTCACCTGATGCTCTACGTAAGT